ATACCATACACGCCAACGACTTCTTTATTTACGATGATGGGCACATTTGTGACGTTTAAAAAGACCATCCGCCCATCTTTTCTTATAAGGCAGGACTCATAATTCTGGGGCTCACCTGCCAGCGCTTTCAGAAAATACTCACGCGATTTCTCCAGATATTCCGGCACGATAAAAAAGTCAAAAATCATTTCTAAAAGATCTTCCCGACGGTAGCCAGTCACAGCGACTCCCGCATCATTGACACTTGTAAAACGACCATTGGGATCAAACGAATATACCGCATCCGGATGATATTCAAATAAAGACCTATACCGTGCTTCACTTTCAGCCAGCTCCCACTCCATCCGCTTGCGCTCGGTGATATCTTTCACGATAAGCCCTTCCTGAATAGATCAGTCTCTAATAACAAAAAACCGCGCTTCTCAAACGGAAAAAGAGTGCGCGGTTTCTGTAGATATAGTTTATCATAGCAATCTCAGCCGAGGTTAACCAGTTCAAGAATATGATCGCTATTCTCACCAACACGATTTTACTATCACTATTTACATTCGAAATCTACAATGAAAATAAAAAATGATGGGTTAACTCTTTCAGGAGGTTAGTTGCATGGGTCGGCACCATCGGTCAAATTAAATGTTGGTTACACACAAATCAAGGGAAGGGTTTCTTAGTGCTCATCCATACGGATCTTGCAACGGCGGGTTGTATGGGGAGTGCATTTTGTTCCATCTCGGGATCATATAAGCTTTCCGGGTCTATTCGTCTCGTTTCGATAAACGTATTAAGGGACTGCTCGGATATCCTAACCATTCTGCCGCTGACCTTGATGGCCTGTAATGCACCTTCCCTGATCAGATCATAGATATGCCGCTCCGTGCAGCTCAGCATCTCAGCCACGGCCTGAATTGTCATATAGCGGTCTCTTGCCTCATCGGCCATCGGTTGATCCTATTGCCTGCTCATCCACTTCGATCGCGCTACGGGAGGACCTGGGGGACCGCCTGCATGCCTTGTTGCCGTTTCCTGTTTTAAGTAGGCTGCCAACATTTTCAAGCTGGGCAGCCATTCACTATCTGCGCAAGCCGCGGCGATCACCTCGCAGTCCAGGAGATGGTTCTGCCAGAAGACCTTCTTCCAGCTCACGACGTTTCGCCGGTCACGTCGACGTTCCTCCGATAGGAGCTGCCGGACATAGTCCTGGCCGGTTTCCGTGTGGATGTAGAAGCGCTGGCTTTCCGCCGGCGTCTCTTCTTTCGCTTCCTTGCGCTCGAGACGCCAGTGAATCAGCTCTTTATATGCATCCACGTGCAGCAAGCGCAGCTCGAGGCCTCCCGGGATCACTTTGTTGCTGCTGGGCAGGGTATCGACGCGGCTGACCTTTATTTTCTTTACCCCCATTGCATACTTGTGGCTGGCGCCCTTAGTGCCGTACACCCGTCCGGGCGGCCGATTGCGGAGCCATTCATAGGCCTCTTCCGTCCTGCTCCAGTCGCCGTCCGGAGATTCTCCGCCGCCGGTATCCAGTCCCATCCTCCAGATCCCCATGGTTCTCTCGGAGTTGTCGACCCGATAGGAGGTGTCATAGAGCAATGTCTCCACGTCCTGGAAGGTCGCCAGCTGTCCATACTGGATCAGCCAGGACGTCAGGTCCTCCGCCCAGGCACGGACCACGAACCAGAATCCAAACTTTTGCATGTCAACGCCGGCGGTGAGGGCGATGGCGTCCGGAGGAACGATCAGTTGCGGATAGATCGATTTGCGATTGAGAATGACCACGTCCGTTTTTTTGGAGGTCGTCTCGAGGAACGGCTCCGCGCAATGCTGGGTGACCCAGGTGCGCAGGGCCTCGCGATCCTCCAGGCCGCGCAGAAACGCCGCGACGGGTTTGGCTAACGGCTGAATATACCAAGATGGAAGGATGAACGCGACTACGGTCGGCCGCTCGACGGGATCCTCGGCTCTCCATCGGCCGTCCCGGACGGCGATATTCCGTGTGGCGTCGTTCCATGCCATGCCGCAATGGCTGCAGTGATACACTGCGAGATTCTTCCTCAGGACCTCTTTGGGATCCCGGGTATTGCCCCAACTGATATTCTCCCATAGCATCCGTTGATATTCGCCGCAGATAGGGCATTTCGCTTCATAGTGGCGTATTTCATCGGCCCGCTCACGGATTGCCTTAGTAACAGCCCCGTTCTCATCCGTGGGCGAGGAACATCCATAGAGTTTGTATGTATACGGGAATGAGTTCGTGCGTTGCTCCGCCATGCTGAGGGATTCCGGTTCGGCGCCGGTCGGCGGAGGATATTTATTCATCTCGTCCAGGATCACGACCTCGACGGCATCTGACGACATTGCCGATGGAGAACTGGCCCAGGCAACAAACAGATTCATACCGTTGATGAACTGGACGTCAAGGGTGGTGGTTTCGTCGGCCCGGTTGCTCAGCAGTTCGGCCGTGCGAGGGGTTTTCCGGATCGTCGGAAGAAGGCGCTTGCGCATGATGCGCTTTGTCTTTTTCTCATCCGCCATGATGTACATGGCAGTGGTGGGCTGTTGATCGGTCCGGCGGAGCAGATAGTTGATGGCAGCCTGGGTCTTAATGGTCTGCGGCGCTGCCTGGACATAGACCTCGCGGACGATGGGATCGTCCAGGGCGTCCATGACGCCGACACAGCACGGCGTGGTGTCATTCACCCAGCGCCCGGGATGAGGACCTCCGACAACGATGCGATACTTCTCAGCCCATTGCGCCGTAGAGAGCTTCTCTCGAGGCGAAAAGACGCGGCGCTCGCCAGGAGTGAACCAAACGGCCGCGGCGGGAGATGGGATGTCGTCGTATGCGAGGGCGGTGTTCATTGCTTTCCGTCTTCCTCTTCTTCATTCAAACCATCGGCACCGTAATCTTCAAGATCACCGTCCGGCGTCGCCACCAATGCCGGTACGTCGATCGGCTTGTCTTCGCTGTACCTTGCCAGAACCTCCTCCATCCTGGACAGCATGTACTCGATCAGATCGGGGATCCTCACGGCATCGCCGGAGACCAAATTGATAATCTCGGAGGCCCGGCCGCGGCAGAATCCTTCCAGGTCGGCCTTGAAGATTGCGGCCCGTTGCGCCAGGGCTTTGTCAAACTCGTCCCGGAGGACGTACAGCCCGGAGGCGGCGTCCGCCTTGGACTTGAAAATTAGAGCCTTGGACGCCAGGATCTCCGCTTCGGAACGGGCCTTGGTCTCGGCAAGATCATCCAGCGTGGATGCATCACGGCGACCGGCAGAGCCCAACTGACGCAGATAGGCGGCGGCGTATTTTTGGACAGCCTTGATTGCATAGGTTCCATCTTTTTCCGGACGCAGCCTACCTGCCTTTGCATCGGCGTAGACTTTTGACTTTCCCGTCTTCCATCCGCGATCCTTAAACCATTCGACAACGGCCAAAAGATTAGGCAGCGGACGGTCAGTCGGGAAGTATTTTGCTTCTAGATCTGCGATGGATTTCAATAATGCAGACTCCGCATTCTTCCAATCCTTCAGCCGGGCGGATGTCTTCTGTGAATTGTAGGCGGTAAGATTTGCCACAACGGCATTATAAAGTATCTTCAGGGTGAGCTGGTCCTGATCGTCCGCGGCATCTATAAGTCTCTGCAGCTTGTTCTTATCCATTTTCTTATTCGACAACGCCCTGCAGAGCATCTGGACTTTCTGATCCGGATTCGCCTGATCCCAGTACGGCCCTACATCGGCTTTTTGTTCGTTTTTCCCCATTTACATGAGGCCCCTTTCCTGATAGAGAGGCTCTTCATGCGGATGGTAGCGTTTCTACGCCCTGTGTGCCCTCACAGGTTCTTTCGGGAGTTCCAGCTCCCCAAGAAGACCGTCCGCTGCTCCTTTTAAATAATGATAATATTGTGAAAACATTAACTATTTAACTTGACTTCACCTTTTTTATTCGGCATTGTAATACCTAAAAAAGGAGGCTAACCGATCATGAAAGAAGGCGACAAGGTTAAAACGATTTTTGGTAATATTGAAACCGTCATGTCCGTTGAACCCCATCGCGTCATCACTTATGAATCAGCTCGATCGCTCTGCTGGTATCATCCCACTAAAATTTTCAGACTCAATTGATCTGCATTTATTATTATCGATTAATTCCGCTTTCTGTCCCGTAAACTCTTCCCATCGCTTAACATCCACATCGCAATAGACTGGCGACAATTCCATAGCGTAGCATGTCCGGCCTGTTTGCTCGGCCGCCATGATGGTCGTCCCGGATCCGGAAAATGAATCCACGACGAGGCCGCCCGGCTTGCTGCTATTACGCAGGCAGCGAGCGACAAGGGCGATGGGCTTCATGGTCGGATGTTCATCGCTTCGAACCGGTTTCGGAAACTCCCAGATGTCGCTGTCTATCCCGCAAGCCTCTACCCGGATCATCGGGGTGCCATCAGTGTCCCTCATGACTTTATCGTGTCCGTAAACGTCACCCAGGTTGCGAACGCCGGACCAGTAATGGCTTGATCCTTCGAACCATCCATAGAGAATCGGCTCATACTGACGCTGATAGTTTGCGCGGCCGATGGTGAATTGAGATTTTACCCAGATAATAAATGTGGAAAAGTGTCCGCCAGCATCGCGGAAAGCACGCTGCAAATTGTCGAGCTCGGAGGAGGACATGGCGATGTAGATATCGCCGGAGACGTGCGGACACAGCGCGGCGATCGCATTGCGGAGGAAAAGATAAAATTCTTCCCGCTTCACAAAGTGATCATTGAGGATCTTACGTCCGGCGTTTCGGCTGCCGGATTTTTTACCCTGCTGATCGCGCATCGATGAGCCGTAATCGACATTATAGGGCGGGTCGGTAAAAACCATGTCCGCATGGGCGCCGGCCATGAGTAGATCCATATCGGCGACGATGGTCGAATCTCCGCACATGAGGCAGTGACGTCCAAGCTGCCAGATATCGCCGAGCTTCGTTTTAGCCTGCGCGATCTTGGCCGCTTCGGCGTCGGCATCGAACCCATCCTCGATGACTTCACGCTTGAGTAAAATCTCGATTTCCCGGGCAGAGAAACCGGTAAGGTTCATGTCGATATCGAGAGTCTCGAGTTCGATCAAGACATCTTTGAGCTTCGGCATGTCCCATTCGCCTGAGATCTTATTCAAGGCGACGTTTAAAGATAACTCCAGATCAGGAGGCAGATCGACGACGGAGATCTCGGCCTCATCAAAACCGAGAGATTGCAGAACCTCCAGGCGCTGGAGGCCTCCGACAACATTCCCGGTGCGCTTGTTCCAAATAATGGGATCCACATAGCCGAACGTTTCGATGGAGAGGCGCAGCGCCTCGAACGAAGGATCGCCAGGCTTTAACCTTTTGCGGGGATGCTTCTCTGAAGGAATTAAATCAGATATGCGACGGATCTCGATAATCATCCAGGCACCTCCACATCGGAGCCGGCACCCGCGCCCCCCTTCGCCGCGCCTCTCGACTCCTGTGTACGCCTACCAATTACAGAAGGCCGGCCCGGAGCCGTGTAGCGGTGAAAAAGCTTAGCGTGTTGAAACCGCAGCCGCCAGAGCCGGATGCCCTCAGTGCTCATGGACATAATCGACGCAATCACAGAGTCATCATCCATGGCCCCGAGTAGGATCCCGATCAAGATTATCCTGGCATATCCGAGATGCACGCCGGCGAGAAATGTCCCTGTTAGCGCCGTGAAGTACTTCCCGCAGCGAACGCAGTGCAATCGACCGTCTGACCAAAAACTCCGCAACGAAGCCTCACCGACGATCGGAGACGAGCATTTCGGGCATGCGGGGACATGCGGATGGAGCCGATGCAGGATCCAGGCACGGCAAATATCCTCGTCGAAAAATCCCGCAACCGGCGCCTTGAGAATATCGGCGGGTCCGAATACGCCAAGGCGATGCCCCGAGATTTCGCCAGTTTCATGAATTGTAGTATTATTAATGGCTTCCATTTTTCCACCCAATTTT